TTTACATCCTTTGCGAGATGAGACGTTCACGCTGACCCGTTCCAGGTCAGCGTCGTTGGCATTTCGTCCAAAGCCCATTCATAAATTATTTAGAATGTTTAGCGATCAGTGCAAATAATTTGTGTTATAGCACTTACAATAATTTTAATGACTTCAAAATAGATCGCAACTTATTTGAAGGCATTGTTTCAGACACATGTTCCGATGGTACGAACAGTCTGAAAAAGAGATCCTTGTCGGAGAGAAGACAGTTCAAAAACTTACACAGCACAGAACAATCCTTTTCTCCGAATATTTCCTTATAGCGATGATTTAACATCTGAGAAACGATCTCGACAATTCCAGAATCGGCGTAACACTTGAAATTGTCCTTAAAAGAGATATAGTAATATTCGACATGTTCAAAATTGAACAGGTCATCTCTGCCTAACTTGACCACCGCTTTCAAAGCATCAGGCACGAATAACCATCTGCCTCTACAGTTCACGAGAAATCTTGAGCTAAAAACTGGAGCGGTAGGAAAATGCTCGATTTTGGCCACCAAATTGAACACATCCGAAATAACTTGAGTGTTGTCTCTGAGTGTTACACTGGCGGGGAAAACAACCAAACTGTCATCGCCTCCGAATACTCCACCGTGTGCCTTCCGAATGACATCGCCGTAACTCCAAGCGATACAGCACATCGCCACCAATGTGTTCCCAATAAAAGTGAACACGTCACCGCTTCTCCGTTGATACTCGACTCTCGCTTTCACTCCCTCACGTTTGAATTTGATCAGATTTGATATATGAAATCTCTCCCAGTCGATCAAATACTTCTCAGGTACGTCGAATCTCCTGAGTATTTCTATGAATACTTTCAAACACAGTAATTCCTGACTTTTGTCGTATTTGGAAAAATCTACCTCCAGAAACCTCACTTCGCGAGCACTGAGCATGAAATTGTTGAAGCGTCCACTGAGATTCTCAGCGTTCAACCCATCGTTAATAATCCAATGATCATGCATACATCTCTTCAATTCGTATGAGAAGCATTTAGCTATGCCACTGAACAGAAATGTTATGTATGGATTGTGCGCTGTTACTACTTGAGGAGCCGCTAGTTTGTAGTTGTGAGTATTATCAAACTTAGCTTTTGCGACTGGTTTTATAATTGAGTCGTAAACATCGCCACGGACAAAGGAAGGGTCAACCTGATTTATAAGAGTTATCTGATCGGCCGTGCGTCCTCTCAGCCAGTCCTTTAGCCAAGCACCGTTTTCATAGGAGCGCGTGAATTGTTGAGCTCTGAACTTGTGTTTGTCTATGAACACATCGAAGAATTTGTCCACTATCTCTCCGATCAATTCCTGACCCCTTGCGAGATATAGCAGTGGTGGATTGATG